TGGCCAGAGGCAACTCCAGACCCTCCGCCCTCCGCTTTGCAAACTCTGCCAGCTTTCGTGCGCGGCCACCCTTGGCTGCGCGGTATTCGGGGTCAACATATATCGCCTTCTCCTCAAGGACAGGCTCTGAACTGTACCACACGGGGCCGATGTTTAGCAGGATCGCGCCCTCAAGCTTGCCGCCCACTTCATCCCCAATCACGCCCACTATGCCGCCCTGCTGCGTGAGGGACTTGTACACTTGGTTTGCGAGAAGTGCGATGCTGGGTGCGATGAATGCATTCTCCTCTGTCGCCGCAATCGACAGCCGCATCATTTCATTGAAATCTTCCGCAGTTCCGATCCGAACCTTAATCTCGCTCATGCCTTAATCCTTTTCTCTCTTGCAGTCTCACGGCAAAACAGGTATATTTTTCGCTATGGAACATGCATACCTCACATATAACCTATCCTACGACCAGAATACAGGGTATTTCACATGGTCGCAGCCGCGCTCCAAAATCAAAGTTGGAGATGTGGCGGGACACACCCACAAGAAGACTGGATATGTCTCCATAGAGATAGACGGAAAAATTTATGCGGCACATCGATTGGCTTGGTTTTATGTAACAGGCAAAATGCCTGAATTGCAAATTGACCACATAAATAGAATAAAAAATGACAACCGTTTTGAAAATTTGAGAGAGGCATCCAACGGTCAAAATAGAGCAAATACGAAATCTTCAAGCAAACACGGCTTGAAGGGGGTTTCTTACAAAAAATGGCTCAAAGAAAAGCCATGGGAGGCAAGAATTACTTTTGAAAAAAAAGTAAGGTCATTGGGGTGTTTTTCAACAAAAGAGGAAGCCCACGAGGCGTATTGCAAGGAAGCAAAACGACTTCATGGTGATTTTTTTAATCCTTAATCGCGCTTCGGGCCAGGTAATTTTTGCAAAGTCTTAATAGTTTTCTGGCGCATCTTTTTCACAAATGCGTCCAAGATTTTGTGGCCGTGATCCAGATCACCCTTGCCAATCTCGACAACGTCTTCGGGTGGTATCACATACTCGCCGCCAGCCGCAACGATGGGTACTGAATCAACATCACCACCCTCAGCCTTGCGTGGGGCTGGAACGCCGTATGGAAGCCCGTTGGCCCCGTATGGCATCCCGCTTTGCCCGTACGGCCTCTTGCCAGAGAAGATGTTCTTGGCGACCTTGAAGCCAGCCATGGAATTTCCCTCACCCATGGCCGAGATGATGTCTGCGGGGATGACGTAGGAGCCAGATGCCACATGCATCGGGAGGTGGTCTGTGCGGCCAGCCACAGAACTGTGGATGGCACCCTTGTGAACCTTTGTCCTTCCACCGCGCGCGCGAGCGGTTCTGAGGGCTGCGGCGATAGCCTGATCCTGTGGGTGTCCAGCGTCCACCATCTCTGAGATATTATCAGAAATGGTTTCCTGCGATGATCCATGCTTTAGCGGCATTTTATGCTCCCTCAGAGTACGAGATTACGACAGTCATACCAGTGCCTGGGACAACGACGAGGCCATTGTTGTATGGCATATTGATCACCGTCACGCCAACGGCGTTTGCCACTGCCGCCAAGCCGCTAGTCAAGCTGGATGCGTTGTTGCTGTCATACACCACGCAGTTGGAACTGCCAGCGACCACGACACTGATTGAGGCGAGCCTGCCTTGGCCATTGGCTACCAAAGTGGTTGCAGTCAGAGTGGATGATCGGGCGGTTCCGTTGATTTTGAGGTACGTCTGGCCAAGCTGGTTCACCGAGGTGACAAGGTTCTTGGCGGCGGTAAGAATGTCTGACAGAGATGCCATCAATATTTTCCATCTGGTTGGAGGCGGTATCGGATGTTACCCAATCGCCAGAACGTGTCGATCTGGCTGCCCGCAATCTTGATTGAGATCAGGCGCGCACGAATGCGTGGCGAGATGTACTCTGTCCCTTGGTTTACGTTGTACGGCCCATAAACTCTGGGTGTCTGGCCTGGGTAGTCCACAGCGTAGAACGTGATATTGACGTTGGCATTGTTCGAGCCGCCGTAATATCCCCACTTCATGTCTGGCCAGACCTGATCAAGGAACGTCATATTGTCACCCTCACTGAGGGCAAAGTAACCTGTCTGGACATATGCATCCATCTCAGCGCCAGCGGCATTCTGGGATGTCTCATGCTGGTAGATGATGCCGTCATCATCAGCGCCAATGGGTGGGCCGAAAACCCCCTGATCAATCCAAGCGGTGCGGGTCAGCGTACCAAAATCCCATTGCTGGAGCAGGGTGTTGTACTTGACGTACTTTGTGGGGACACCATTCGACCCTGTGGTTGGGTAATACCAAGAAATCTCGCCAAAGCGACTGTTGGGCGCGCAACGAATGTTGCTGAGGTAGTCTTGGTCGATGTCTTGGAAGATGACATCCCAGACGGGGCATGGCAGCGGCTGAACGCCACCCCCAGCCAAGACAAAGAACTGGCTCTGGCTCATCCAGTACACGATACCACTCATGGTTCCCATGGCCTTTCGGCCAATCAAACCGCAGCCAGCGCCAATCTCGTTGAACGAATATACCAGTGGCAAGTTGATGTACTGCATCGACCACAAATTGGTGTCCGTCCACAGAAGGCCCTGCTGCGGCCCCTGCATACCGCCGACAATCTTAGACCCCTTCGGGATGCGGAAAGAACCCGCCTGATTGCTGACCGTGGCAACCCAACTGGTAAAGTTGCCAATGTCCGTCCAACGCACCAGAAGTGGGTCTTTTATGCCATTGAATGTCGTGCCGTAGCAAATGATCTGACGCTCTGGCATCGACACAAAGAAGCCTTCGCTGACTGTGGGGGCATAGGGAACAACGTTTGCATGATTGCCGCCATCCATAGTGTCGTAATAGAACAGACCGCTGTTGGTTGGGCTTGCCATCAAGAAGCCGCCCCAGTTGTCCAAAGACCAGTCATTGACCTCAAGGGGTGCAGACACGTTTTGACTGGTGGAACTGTACACACCAGGTGGAAATCCCCACGAATCAGTGGTGACAGTCCCAGATGTCTCGGTTGCGGGATTTGTTGTCACCGCAAAGGAGAATGTACTGGTAGCGCCAGAAGTTGCCGCCGTGACAATGAACGTCCCATTGTAGTTTGTGGTGCCAGTAATTGTAATTCGCGTATTTGGGGCGACATACAAAACCTGATTTACCGTCACCGTTGCCACGAGGCTGGATGCGGATATTGACGCAATGGCAAGTTGACGGCCACCACTTGAGGTTACGCCCGTGCCAAATCCGCCAGCGCCAAAGAGGCCGTCACCAAAGCCACCTGGAGGCGGTATGTTCTGCTTACCCACGTAGTAGACGATCCTTGCGGCACCCCCATTCATTGACACGGTCTGAGTCGATGTTGCAGAGTTCTCCGCCGCAATGTAAAAATCATTTGCTGTCAGCACTGGTGTATCAAGTACGATGTAATTCCCATAGAGGGTCAAGCCCCCAACGCTCACTGGAACCAAAATGGCAAATGTCGATCCCGCAGTGTACCCATGGTTTGCCAAGGTTACCTTAACATTGATCTGGCCGCTCGTGGTGTCAAAAACAGGCACCGCGCCGCTAGGCGCAATAAAGGTGCCAGCCACAGTCAAGGGGCCAAAGTTGGTCGTGCCAGTTGAGAAGGTAAACGTCCCAGCAGACGATGTGAGGACTGTCCAAGCAGCATTGTACCCAACTGGAGTTACAACTGAAAAAGTTACTGTGGAGCCAACCGTCACAACGGTAGTGGATGGGGAGCAAATCGCCGTGGCAATGAAGTTGGGTGACGAACCTGATACCGTTATCGCGGTAACCGAAAATGTCTGCGTGGCGGGTGTTGTCAGGCCAATAATGTTTCGGGCAACAACTTGGTACGCATCATCGTTCAAGGCAATTGGAGGGTAATACCCAGACAGTATGATGCCACCCACGCTGATTGGAGTCAGGATGTTTACACCATCGTACGATGAAATATTTGAATTAGTGTCATTGATGGTTACAGTGGCCGATCCACTCACCGTGTCAACCGACACTGGAAGATTGTATTCGTAGAACTGGGGCGATATTTCAGATGAAAAGCCGTTGGCTGTTGCAATGTTTAGACTGTCCTCATCCCCAATTGCCAAATAAGATTCGCCGTCTATGTTGGCCCAAGAGTGCAGGGCGCGCACAACCGAAGACTGAGCATTGCTGACAAACTGCGTCCAGCCTCCAAGCTTTTGAGGCAGCCCAAGGCCCTGCCGATCTGGCACAAACCTGATCAGATTGCTCTCAGAGATAGCCGCCTCATTCAGGGCGGGTGTCCTGTTCTGGTCAACACCTGGTATTAGCTTGAGGCTTGCGTGTGGCATTTATCAGCCTCGCGTTGGTGATGCGACAGGGGCGGGCGCTTGAGATGACCACGCCGCACCCTCGTACTTCTTCCGCGCCTCTTCAACCATTGCAGACTTGAGTAGGGTGCCGTACTGGCTTTCATAGCTCTGCGCCATCTGGGGATCGTCTGACTGCCTGCCAAAGTTGCGCTGATAGGCAGAGATGTAGATCATGGATGCCATGATCAGGAGGTCTGGCAGATACTGGCTGATAAATGTGGTTGGCACATCTTCTGATAGCGGCGCAGGTCGAACCGTACCCACCACTTCAACATAATAGTCAACATCTGGAACAGGCCCAACGAGAAATAACGTGTCGTTAAATGGGGCGAAGTATTTTGGCTGACCCCTATTTGCAGTCAATGCAGACCCAAAAACAGCATCCAAGAACTCTTTGGTCACTGGCAGGAGCGGTATGCGATTATTGGAGTTTGGGTCAGTTTGCCCAGCGGGGGTGATTAAGTTGATTTGCTCACTGACAACAAAGTACGATCCTCCAGCAAGGTTTTGGCTGAAAGACAGGTTCCTGTTTCCAGTTGTCAGCTTGTAATTGACCCCAGACAGGGATGCCGATGTAATCAAAAGGTCAAGGTCACGGTTGATGCGCAAAGTGGCGTAGTCGATCATTGAGGGAAGAATTGCCAAGAAGTTGACATCATCCTCCTCAACCACGGCCATCTGCGCGATCTGCGTCTTGTACGTTGCGTATGTCAGTCCAACCATGAGGTCACCTTACGTTTTCAGGCACTATAGACTAAATCCGCCACTTATCCAATAGACGTTGCGATCTCACCGCCGCAGGCAAAATACCCAACGCCATCCACCCAATTGTCTGCGTGGCTCGGATTTGACTTGATCCTCGCCGCCTTCAGTAAAGCCATCATCACGGCAACGTCATCTTTCGTGATTGGGATGTCCAAGTGGATAGACCAATACTTTGCAATCGTATCAAAATTGTCCTCCATGTTGCCGTGAGTGGCATCGCGGTCTTTGGTTATGGCCTGCTTTGCCGCATCAAGAACTTGAGATCGGTTCATTTGCAGGCCCTATCGATTGAGGCAATCAGGATCGCGCCAGTCACAACGGACTTGTCACCACCGTCCTCGGCAAGGGCAGCGGCGTGGTTTGTCCTCTTATCGGCGGTGCCATCGCAAATAGCGTTACTGCTTACCACGTTCGCGCAGCCACTCACGGAGGACAGCAGGGTCATCACCAATAGCTTTTTCAACATCATCAATTTCCTTTCGGGTTTTTATATAAGATTCGGCTGCCTCGACGTCGGACTGTTGGCGTTGATCACGCCGCCCAGCCATCCACGCAGCAAACAAAAGGGCCGCAAGCCCTGCGGCCCACATCGCGGTGCGCTTGATCCATCCAAACATCAGCGGTCACCATCTGCCCACTTACGGAGGCGCTCACGCATGATCCACAGAGCGGCCAGCACGACCACGCCCGCAAACACGAGCGCCACAATCTGAGCCGTGCCATCCAACGCGCCGACTGCCGCGACGCCCGCGCCCGCGCCCGATACGATCTGCACGGCAGATGCCTGCATTGTGGTGGATTGCGCCACGTTATCACGCTCTGGCTCGGCCACTGTCAGCCCCGTCGCGCCTGTCTTAAACGGCGTCCCCCACGAGCGTTTTGGGCCTGTGTCAATGTGGATAAATCCCTGCTTGGGGTAATAGCCAAACCCCGTAAAGCCTACGGCGCGCGCTGCGGCCTCAAATTGTTCGGGGTCTTGGTTTTCCATGCGCACGTCAAATGCGATACCCTGCATATGCTGGCTGTTCTTTGCGCCGCCAACGGCTCGGTTATGTTCTGGGCTGCGGTACGCAGAAGTCAACAGCAGGGGGCGCTTTAGGCTGTTGCGCAGAGCCTGCAGCTTGTCCAGAGCGTCCTCATTTACGCCTAGCGCGCCCGTACCTTTGCAGGCAATCTCGCGCGGGCTGAAACTTTTCCAGCGCCATTCATCCTTTGGAACATTTGAAAAGTGCGTGTACAGCTTCATTTTCCCACCTTTGCGATTAGGGCTTTGATGTCATCTCGTATTTCGGCCAGCATGGAGTTGGTTTCACCGCGCGAGCGTTGGGCCGCATCCATGTCTTCCTTGCGCTGGTTCCACAGGCGCTTGATCTCTTTACCGTTCTCAACGCTGCCAGCCTCAAGGCGGATAAGCCACACCACCACAGCTACAAAGCTGACGCCAATCGGCCAGTATGCAAAAATGCCTTCCATTATGCAGACACTCCCCTAATCGCTACACAAATGTGCCAGTTGTTGCGCTGATCTTTTTGACTGTATAGTAAGACCCAGCCAATGGTGTTGCCGTACCCGCACTTTGGGTTAATTGCAGCTTGAAGCTTGTCGCGGCGTTGGTCTGAACTTGAGTGACAAACTGGAATGCATGGTTAACGGCAGTTGTCAGCGATCCAGTTGCCGCAAAGGCAGCCGTTGTTGCGCCCTGCGATCCAGCAAATCCGCTTATTGGTGCGCCAGCGGCAATACCAGTCACTGGAGATGCCAGATAAGTGCCTACGATGCGTGTGGGGGCGGATGATGCGGTCAAAGTCCAAGTCGCCGTTCCCGCAGTGGTTTTTGTCATCACCGCGTAAATGTAGATTTCGTACACAGACGAGGCTTCAAGAGATATTGCCGAGGTTGCCCCAAAGAAATCACCAATGGTGGGGCCAAATGCAGTTACGTTTGCGGCAAGGTTAAATGTCTGCTCCCCGACGATAGCACCATTACCCGATGTGGCGTTGGCGGAAACCGCACCCGTGATCGTTGGGGCGGTTCCAAGGACAACAGAGCCAGTTCCCGTAACAGACTGGAAATCAGTGAAACCAGCCTCCCAATCTGCGGCAGTGGTGAGAGTGGTGCCAATACAAGTCACCATCGCGCTCAGGCCAGCAATTACGGTTGTCACAAGGTTTCCGCCAGACGAGTTGACAGTGAGTGACCCAGTGGAGTTGTTTACGATGTGAAAAGACCAACCAGCCCCAAGGGTTGACGTGACGGGCAATGTAATTGTCTGCGTGGTCGAACCAGTGAACAGTTGGTACTGGCTGCTCGTGTTGGTCAAGACTGTTGTGCCAGCCGCCGTTGCGGTGGATGTGTAGCCCAAAAGAACTGCAGCAGCCGCTGGAGCGGTGGTTACGCCAGTGCCGCCATTGCCCAGTGGCAAAGTTCCAGAAACGTCTGCCGTGAGACTGACGGCGCTAAAAGTGGGAGCGCCAGATGCGTTCCCGTGGAGAACCTGAGTTGCCGTCCCAGCCGCCGTGGATGCCATTGCAGTGGTGGTGCTTCCGTAGATCAAGCCATACTGTGTGAGGGCGCTGCCCTGTCCAGTGCCGCCATCAGCCACAGCCAAGTCTGTGATACCCGTAATCGACCCGCCCGTAATGGCCACGCTGTTGGCGTTTTGGGTGGACATGGTTCCAAGTCCAGTGATGTCAGTGCTTGGGATGGTTGCGGACGCTGTGAGCGGTGTCGTGCCGCTGCCTTTGACGTACCCAGTCAGTGTTGATACCCCAGTGCCACCATCAGCCACCGCCAGATCGGTGATGCCAGTGATAGAGCCACCCGTAATCGCCACGGCACTTGCGTCCTGCGTGGACATCGTACCAAGGCCCGTGATGTCTGTATTTGGGATGGTTGCCGACCCCGTAAATGGGGTGGTTCCGCTGCCTTTGACGTAGCCAGTGATGGTTGTGACACCCGTGCCGCCCACGCTGACTGAAAAAGGAAACGTTATGGGTGTGGTGATGCGGGCAGCCGCGATGACTTGAGCCAAGCTGATCTTTACAGATGTGCCAGCTTGTACGCCTTCAAACAGTTCAGCCCCAGATAGGGAGGCAACGGCGGGAAGGTTCGGGATTTGTACGTTCGCCATCAGATCGGCCCTGTCTTTGGAACTTCAGTGTTACCATACGGCAAACCTGGGTCATTGTCACCTGGGGCATTGGGGTCAGTGCCAGGTCTTTCATTCAGGCTGCCATCCGCAAATCCTGTCTGCTGGACAACGCGCTTCTTGTCGTTTTCGGTGATGCGGGTGTCGCCATCTGGCACCATGAGGCCAGTCTTGGCGTTCATGGTCGCGGGCAAGCTCGTCAGGCGATAATCAGTCTCGGCGCGCTCGAATTGCTCTGGGCGCGGGTTCAAGATCGGAATAGGGTCTGCGGGCAGCACGATGGCGCGAAGCTGCTGCTGTGGGTTATCCAAGCAGTGCCTGCACACCAAGATGCGCTTATTGATGATCGACGCGCCAGCCCAGTCATACTGCCAATTCAGATCGACGTGGTTATAGCGGCCACCGCACCGATCACAGATTGCGTGTGCGGCGGGTGATACCCGTGACGTTCTTGCCTTACCTGATCTAGATGCGTATGCCATTACGACAAAGCCTTTTCTCGTTCGCGCCGCGCACGTTGAGACTCTCTCATTTTTGCCTTTGTGTCATCAGACATTTTTGGCCTTGGCTTTCCACGGGTCTTTGATCCATAGGTATTGCCAAGGTGTGCCTTGGATATTTTTTTACGGGCTTCCTCGGATACGGGATGACCCATAGCTGAAATAGACATCTTTGCCTTCGTTTCTAAAGATGCTTTTCTTCCCGCCCGCCCGCCAGAACACTTTGCCCTTACAGCATCATTATCCATGCCAATTTTGGTGGCAATGGAGTGCTTCTCTCTTGAATCAGGCGCAGACCAACGTTTTTTGGATGCAGCCCTCATTTTTTCTAATACGTCTTCAGGCGGGCTTTTCAAACCGTCACCGCCAGCAGTTTTGTTTGAAAGTTCAACGTTGCGTTCTTTCCAAAAAGCAATTCGCTCTATCTCCAAGCGCAATGCGTCATCCTCAGAAAGGCCAGATGCAACCATGCGTACCTCTACGCACATTCCAAGCTTCTTTAGCTTGTTCTTTATATTGCTGTGATGTTTGTTTCTGGTTCGATTTGGGTCAAACCTAGACGCACTACCCTTGCCCACATAAAACGGGAGGTCAAGATCGGGTCGCCAATGCTCATATACGTAAAACTTTTTCATCTAAAATACGACCCCAACATTGGTGAAATGTACGTGCCGACATTCTCCACGTTCTGGTTGGATGCGATGGCATAGCTCTCATCGGCCTGAGCCTTGAGTGCCACGGCCATTTGCGGGTTCCAGATGCGCGCCAGTCGGTATGACAGTCCGTCAGCAAAGCACTCCAGCCACAAATAGGGAATTTCGACATTTTCGTTATTTTGGAGATTTGAGTCTTGGATTTGGCGCACACGGTAATACTTCAGGATCGTGGATGACGTGCCATCAGGAACGGGCCACAGCGTGATTGTGGGCGAGATGAGGCGGTCATACCAGAAGGACGTGACGAAGCCCTTCTGCTCCTTGTTTGGGTACGATGCGTACTCTGTGCGGCTGATTGGCATGATGACACGGTCAATGCCCTGATCTGTCGTGGTATATGCGTCGAGGATCATGACTGTGTTTGGCGCTACGGCGTAGGTGGTCTGGCCCTCAATCAGTGGCGTGGTGATCAGGTCAACCGCCCAAAGGTTTACGCCCTGATTTGAAAATCTTGAAAGCATCATGTTGGCAGCCATTCTTGCTGTCTCCATGTGTTCTTGCAAAATAGAAGCTGGACGTATGCCTATGTTTTGATAAGCATAGAGAACTATTTCTCCCAATCCTGGATTAAACGTGTATGCACCACTAGTGGTCATAGCTCCCTCCTGGTATTCTCCGCAACCCTGCGCTTCTCACTCCACGGTTTACCTTTATTGGCAGCGCTCAGAGAAGCCCTCGTCTCATCGCTTACAATCTTTCCTGTGTGTGCGGCTGAAATTTTAGCTTTATGCTCTGCCGAAAGCGGATTACCACGGCGTTTTTCAGCACCCATCTCTATTGCCTCTCGCGGCTGTTTGCGGCCAATTAGGGGGGCAATGCGCCTAGCTACAACATCTGGTTTTTGCTTCTTCCCAAGTTTGGCAGCGGACATTTTGGCCTTAGCTTCATCCGACATCTTCAAGCCGCTTACACCATCTCCGCCATTAGTGCGATTTGCAAGATCAATGCCAGCCTCACGCCAAAAAGCAATACGTTCAACCTCAATCGCAAATGCCTCATCCTCAGTCAAGCCTGTCGCAACCATGCGCACTTCCATGCCGCTACCTTCGCGGGATAGTTTACCCATAATTGCCCGATGATGAGCATTACGGTCACGCATCTTGTATGCGCGAATGCCCTTACCCTTACCAACGTAAAAACATTCATCACGGTCAAGCCGCCAGTGTTCGTACACATAGAAAACGCTGGTGGTCATTTTTTAACACTTCCATGCTTTCAGGGACAGGGCTTTGCGAGTTGGCTTGCCCTTCTCGTCCGTCATCGGGCCTTCCATGCCAGACATCCTGGCGCAGAATGACTTCTTGCGCCCAGCATCCTTTTCCGTCTTTGGATTTGGCGCTGGTGGCTTCAGGTTCATGCCCTGAGCCTTTGCTGATGCTCGGCCCTTTGCATTGAGACCGCCAGCTGGATTTTTTCCCTCAGCCCTCTGCCAAGCAGGTGTCTTTGCCATTACCGAATACCCGCCTGAACGATATATGCCGTAACGGTGCCAGAGCCAGAGGTCACGTTGATCGAAAGCGCGTGGTGCGGAACCGTGATCGACCCATTTGTGGATGCGGTCTTGGCCGAGAAGCCAGCGTCAACGGCCCACACGGACGGGGTTACCACTGAGGGATCATCCATTGAAATTTCAATGTTGAACGTGGCCGTGCCAGATACGACTGCGATGACGCCGACATTAAAGGGGTTTTGGAAACTGTCAGAGGCAATGACCGCGCTCCGCCCAGTGCCAGTTTTTGAGATTGTGACGGGGGTCATGCCTGTCTCCTACAGAAGTGGATGAGGGGCTGTGAGGCCCCCCACGCTATTTTGCCTTGGCGGCTGCTGCCGACATCAGTGGCATACCATGTACAGGTTGTCCACCAGTGACGGTGCGGCTTCCAGTGGGGTTGTGCGGGGTGAAGTCCTCGGTGACCGAAGGCTTACCCGTGCTGACCGATTTATCGATGGTCATCGAGGGTTTCTTGTTCCCAACGCGGATGCCATTTTCCATTATGCGAGATCGTGCGCTTGGATGTAACGGACGGTGATCGTGCCAACGCCCGTTCCCGTGTTTGCCGACAGAACAAAGATGCGCTTGTCGGTGGTGCCAGTGTCGTCCCAGTTGGCGGTGCGTGTTGCGTCAGAACCTGGGTTCAGACCGATAACACCGATGGTGCCGCCAGCAGCGGCAGAGACAAGTTCAGTCGAGGTGGCTGAAGTGCCAACGCTGAACGTGGTTGCGGCACCGCTCCATACGGCAGTCACAACCATCTGCATGTTCAAGATATGGCTGTTGGCAGGCAGCACAATGGTGGTACCCAGTGCAGTTGCCGTCAGCGCCTGCGTGATTGGATAGGTCTGAACCATGACAACCGAGCCAACGTTCTTAACGTCTTGGCCGAGTGTGGTGCCAGAGGTGTTCAGAATATTGCCCGCACGAATCGGGCCAGTGAAAGTAGTCTTGCCCATTTGAGGCTCCTTTTGCACGATAGGGACGGTCTGTCTGTGCAAAGTCCGCTAGGGCGGTCAGATCGTCCGATTGATCCTAGATGGTGAAGGGGGCCGAGGCCCCCTCCGTTTTTCGCTTAGGTCGGGAACGAGCCGAAGATCGAACGCCAGTTGTAGTATCCGAAAGAATAACGCTCATATCCTTTTACGAGCAAGTTATCCGTAACGAAGTCCACTTGCATATCCGTTTCGAACTTTACCCGCTCCATATAGGATAGGCCGTCGATGTTGGTCAGCAAGAACCATGCGCCAGTCGAGGTCAAGAAGTCGTTGACCATGTAGCCCTCTGGCAAGCCGCCAGCGGTGGACATGATCGCGTTGACATCGTTGTCCGCCGTGCCTGGGCGCAGTTCGGTTTTCGTCAGACGAATTGCAACTGGTTCCAGTTGAGGTGGTACAATCAGCTTACGGCCACGGGCGAAGACCTTCAGGCCAGCCTGATCGCGGAAGTTTGTACGAATTGCAATCATGCCGTTCAGCAGGGTCGCCTCGTTCAATTCCACATCGGTCGTTGGGCGGTTTGCAACCGTGCCACCATCGATTGGGTGCGCGGTCGAGATCAGAGCCACGCCGTCACCACCGATTGCACCGTTGTAGGTGGTCGCGGTGTTCAGGATGTTTGCGCCGTAGATTTCCTTGGTCTGCTGGAACGATTCCACCAAGCCGAGGTTCGAGGGAGCAAACTGCGTTTTGTACAGGTTATCGTCAATGGCTTTGCGAGTGATCGCGTAGCCCAAGCCGATTTCCGTATGCTCTTGGTTGTAGATAAAACGCTCACCAGCGCCGTTGTCGAATGCGGTACGGCCGCCCTCGGTTTTCAACTGCGCGAAGCCCAAGAAGCGCATTTCTGCGGTGCGCTCAAGCGCCATCTTGGAGTTGTGCTTCGTGAAAATTTTATCGTACTGAGATGGGATCATCTCGTACTTGCCTTCGATACCACGCAAGCCTGGCAGGAGAAGGTCTTTGATTGCTGAAAGATTAACAGCCATTTTCTATCTCCTTAGATGCCAGCAAAGTTGCGTGGCATTGCGTTGTTGAAGCCAACGATGATCTCGTTGTACCCGCTCGTATTGTCGTTGCCGTTGATCCCAATCAGTGGCGAAGTTTGACCAGGTTCGAAGTTGGCAAGAGCAATGATGCGGAATGGCAACGCAGCGTTTGCACCCAGCACACCAGCCGAAGACAGGGTGTACTGATCAGCGAACATGGTGGAGATACCCGTCGAGGTACGGCCATTCGTTTCGCCAGTTGCAGTGCTGTCCTGCCAGTTGAAGCCGATGTTCTCGCCCACGTTGGCTTGGCCGACAGCCGTTGCCGTGGTGTTTGAGTTGCCAGTTTGCACGGTGAAGTGAGCATTTGGGTCGGTGATAACGTAGGCAATCACATCACCAGAAGCGTCCGAGCCGCCCCAGTAGTTCGACCATACAGTGCGCTTCTGCGATACCGACAGGTATTTGCAGCCAGTGAACACGCCAGCCACAGGAACGTAGACGGTGACCACGGGGGTGGAGGTTGCCGAGGTTGCTGCGGTTGTGGTGGTGCTTTGAACAACCACGGTCGTGGAGGTGGCCGAAGTGACCGTGAAGACACCGTTTGGAACACCAGTCGCGTTGGTCACAACCACAACAGAACCCACTGGGGCTGCCCAGTTGGTCGATGCGAAGGTTGGGATGTTTGCGGTGCTGGACGAGATCGCGGTGAAGGTGATCGTCATTGCGCCAGTGGCGACAGTGGCGATGCCAGTGGCAGCAACGGTCAGGGTTACTGGGCCAGTTGCTTGGGCAATGTAACCAGTGCCTACGCCAGTAGCGTTGGTGGCCTGCATTACAGGGTCATTGAAGAAAATTGGGGTCGTATTGCCCGATGCAATCGCGGCCATGGTCTGCTCGTAGGTTGGAGCCGAACCAGCGCCTGAATACTGGGCGAAACCGACAGGCGCAAACGTATTTGCCATGCGGAAATCTCCTTTACAGGAGGTCTATTTCGCGCACCGAGGCGATTTATGACCAAGGGGGTGATTTGGACAGCCCCGCCGAGGGGATGGATGTACGCACCATACCTTTATTTTTACGACAAGTAAAGGGGGCGACCAAAGCCGCCACCGCTCACTATTATCGATCAAACTTGGAGCATGCGATGGCTATCTCACTCAGGGATTGGCATGGCTTCATACCCCTTCTTGATCCTCGTCATGTTCTCGCCCTTGTGGCTGCGCTCAAACTCACCTGGGCGTGAGGAAGACAATTGCTCTTCCTTAGCCCGAACTTGCATCCGCGCGCGGCGCTGCTCGATAGAGCGGGCCTCTTCGGTGATCTCCAGCGGTCGCTCCATCAGCACCATGCCCTTACGGATGATCATGGTACCTGTGTACCCAAGCGGCATCATTTCTGGGTGTCTGGATGCTGGGACAATCTCCCAGCCCTTACGCTGCAGAGCAACTTGGTGGGCGGGGTCTTCAGCGCCAAGTACGGTGCGCATCTTCCACTCGTAGCTCCAGTCCTGCGGAATGATGCCAGGTTCAACGAAGAATTCATCGCTACCACTGTCGGTGTCACTGTGGTTGCGAAGCTCTGCGGCGCGGGCCGCCGCATCCCGTGGCTGCTCCACAGTTGCCATCTGCGGGCGGACGCTGGGCCGTACGTTTTTCGTCACCTTCCGAAATTCTTCATCGCTCATTTGAGTTTACCTTCCTTAATGAGTGCAATCTTGTGCTTGGCATAGTCCTGCTCGCTCATGCCCATGTCCGAGGCTGCCTCACGCTCCGCCGAGGTGAGCCTGATAGCGTTCTTGCTGCCGTTGCTCGTGCCACGGCTTACAGGTGCGGCTGCAGGGGCAGCATCACGGCGCTGTGTGACCTTTGCGGCGTACTGATCGCCAGTGTCGGTCGTTTTCGACACGCCAAGCTTGGCTTCAATGGCTGCAAAGTACGCGGGAGTGTCCACGGCGATGCCATCGTCAACCGCATCCTCGTGAGCGCGGATCATCTTGCGATTTAGGCGCTGATCGGTGACGAATTGAGGGTTGCGGCGAACCCAGTCTGCCGATGTGGCCGAAAGGCGAGATGCAAATGCCTCGACGGAATCTGCGGGGACGTATTGCGGCTCTGGGGTCTTCGGTTTGGAGTTCATAGCGTCCAAGCCGTTGCGAAGTTGCTGCAACTGCGCAGATTTTTCGCCCATAAGCTGCTGAATGTCAGCCGCCTTGGCAAAATCCTGATTCTGCATGGCAATTTGCAGGTTGGTTTTCAGGATTTCGGTGTCACGCACCACGCTGTCGATGGCGCTGGACACCAATTGGATTTCAGTGTCATCCTTTTCGGTGTTCGCGTGGTGCGCCCGCCTCTCTGCGGCCACACGCGCCTCGCGCTCGGCGTTCAGTTGGCGCTTTAGCTCGGAGACGGTGTCCTGAACGTCAGGAATTTGGGCCTCATCCTCGACTACATCATCAACGATGACTTCAATTTCTTCTTCATCCATGTCTTTTCACCTTCAATAAACGGAATCTGGGTGGGGTGCGCGGCCCTTGATGCTGATGTCATCAAAAATGCGGCACAAAACGCCATTGACGGTGATAGACCAGCCGTCAGATGGGCGGAAAATGAGCCAGTCGTGGTCTTGGAAGGTCACTCCAGTGAACCAATTGCCGTCCTGCTCAAATGCGAGAGGCCCTCGCTTGACCAGCAGGCCAACTTTTGACTGGTATCGATCTTCATCAAGGTGATTTGCAGTCAAAATCAGGCCAGATTTTGTCTTTTCTGGCCGCAGGTAGACGGCAAGAAGTACTTGGTTGTGGAACAACTCAACGTTTGAGATGTCACCAAGCTCTTCCAGCAGCTTTTTCTTTGGGTCTTCTTCGTGGCTCATGGGCATATGGGGCATGTCTAATCCTTACATGGTCTTGTTAATCGTGGCGGAAACCTCGTGACACATTGAGATGACCTCATCGAGCGCGGCAATTTTTCCGACCGCCTCACGATATTCCTCAATAGTCTTAATAGCAAGTCCGCCAGCTATGTTGCTGACGATCTCGGCCTTGCGTTCAAGGATGTATTTGACAAGTTCCCGCTCGAAGGCGGTGCTTACGGTGGTGATCATCTGTAATCCTAATATCTGAAAGTAAGGGGCCAGTGCGTAGCTGGCCCCCCAAGGTTTACTTTCTGAGGTCTTTGTTCATCTTTTCGCCGTAGGCTGTGACCTTTTCCTTGCGAGCGCGCCCGCCACCAGAACCGCCAGTGATTGGGTATTCCACTCTGCCGCCAGCCTTGCGGCCCATCATAGGCGCAGGCATTGGGGGGCGGTTCATCATGGGCTGAGGCATCCCACCGCCAGCGGGTGGCATAGGCCCAGCGCCCGCAGCGCCTGCCAGAGCCTGCTGCAGCCCTGGAGGGAGCGACATGTGGGCTGGGGGCGGTGCCGACGGCATGGGCGCAGGCATTGGCATTGGTGGCTTCATCATGGGCGGCATACCAGCGGGTGGGACGGGCATAGCGCCAGCCTTCTCGGCGGTGTGCGGGTAGATGTTGATGCTGATGTTGCTCTTGCCAACCTTACCACCAGACTTGCGGGCCGTGCGGCCACCCTCTTCAGACATCGCAGCGCCACCGCAGGCCTTGCACATGCAGTCCTTGTGGTGCATGGCCTTTCCGCCCTTCTTCATGGCGCTGCCGCCAGACTTGCGGCGAGTTAAATCGCCAGCGTATCGATCACTTTCTTGCCGCATTTCTGTCGGCATATCCCTGCCGCTAATTGGAAAATCTCTTTCTTTAACGGGGGGTAAAAGAGGTGCAACGCCGCCCTTTTTCATGGCGGTCTTGGCTGCGTCCTTGAAGTCAGAGGCGGATGGAGCGCCCTTGGCACCTGGCTTGCGCATCTTCTCTTTCGAGCCGTCTTCAATGCGCTCGCGCTTGGCGTGGATGTTGGCGTACAGGCCGCCACCGTTTGCCATCTTGCCAACGCCGTCAGCGGCAAAGAATGGAACCTTCTTGCCGTCTTTCTCGACCATCTTCATTTTTCCGCCAGCGGCGTAACCCATGCTGCCGCCGCTCATCTTCGCGTTACGACCGCCTTCTTGGGCCATTGCGGCACCAACACACGCTTTGCACATGCAGTCCTTGTGGTGCATCATCTCGGCCTTGCCGCCTTTTTTGTAGCCGCGAGGCATCGACATCATTGGGTCTTGCATGCCCATGCCCATACCCATGCTGCCGCCGCCCATCTTCTTGGTGCGGCCCTTGGATGGCATGTCGTGCATCTTGTCGGCATGGGATGCTTCCCATTCCTTCATGGTCATGCCCATCTTGGCAGCCATCTTCTTGTCTTCCATCATGTCCTTGGCAGAACCCTCGGTCTTACCGCCGCGCTTGCGGCCCAAGGTTTCAAGGTCGTATTGATCTCGTTCCGCCGCCCTGTTTGCGCGCTCCAGTGCCTTCATGCCCTCGGCCTCGGCAGCCGCATTCATGATCTCCTCCATACGCTCAGGCGATGGGCGTGGCTTTGGGCGAGTCATCGGCGCAACACCCATCTCGTCCATCATCTCACGCGATGGGCGAGGCATCGGGCGTAGCGAAGAGATCATATTGCTGCCACCGACCTGCTTTTCAGTGCGGCCACCTTTTTTGAAGCCGCCTACGTGCTTAATGCCTTCGCGCTCTTCGTTTGCATCCTTGACGTTACGGTTCACCAATGCGTTGGCGTATTCCGTTTTTCCACCCGACTTGCGCGGTGTGCGGCCAGCGTGGGTCATGGCTTCAGCGCCATCTACCTTGCCGCCGACCTTGAATGCGCGGCGAGAGACTGGGCGAGCGCCCGTCTTCACGTCTGCGTTCAGCGGCTCCGCTGGGGTGAACGTCGATGCGTCAACTTTTTCCGAAGTGGCTCCGCAGAGGCGCTTGGCCTTCTGCTTCATTGCCTCGCGTAGGCTTTTAGCGTCCATTTTTCGATCCTCTGAGGTTACCAGGCGTCCCTGTTGCACTTTCATTGTACATCGAAGTGAGCTTCAATGCACGATCTATGTTTTTGGCCTTGCCACCACGGTTAAAGCCGTATTCCTTCATGCGATCTTCTTCCGCACCCTTCACCAAATCAACCACTCTCTGATCCACTTTGATTGCAGGAAACTTGGTTGCAAGGGTCTGCTGCGCTTCTGTTGAAGTATTAGCGTTCTTTACGTCACGCTCATACAGTTTCTCGGCAGGAACCAATGCGCGGAAGCGTCCAGCGTATCCCAATGTTGGTATGCCGTGAGTGTAGGTGCCGTGGGCGCGCATTTCATCGTTTGCCACCAGTGCGCCCTTTGGGTCAAGTTGGGTAAGGCCATATCCAACTGCGCCTTGCGGCTCCGCCATCAAATCTGGGTGTATATTGGCAAATCTTGCAGACCCCACATTTGGAAAACCAGTGGATTGCCAGCGGACACTGTCCATGTTCTGGATAAATTTTGCAACATGCTTACCAGGTCTAGGTTGAGGGCGGATCATGTCTGGCTGACCCTTTTTGCCACGAACTACGGTTGGCTGCCTGTAAAAGAAATCGTGAACCGCATTGGTGTTTAAAATTCCAGGCCAAGGCATTGGATATTTCTCGTCATGCGGAAACTTTTCACGCATTTCCTCATCAAATGCATCAATGTGGCGTTTGAGAATTGGCAAATTTGGTACTTGATTGATTACAGAGTGCAAAAGCATGTGCGAGCTATCTGCGGCAGGGTTACCCATCAACATGTGAGCGCCGTAAATTGGCGATCCTTCAGGAACGTCTTGGCCAACACGACTCTGCATACCCTTAGCCGCTCCTTCACGCGATCTCCAGCCTGTTGGTTGGTTAGTTCGAGAGTAATCAGACCGCATATAGTCGCCACCACCTTCTTGATTTACTGGATCAACAAGAGGTACGCCGTTATGGCTTAAAAGAATGGTGTCTGCTGGAGTCTTATCGCCAACAAATGGTCGAATGTAGGCACCCTCGTTCTGCATCCTTTCAATGTTGACGTATTTCTGAGGTGACAGATTGTTCTTGGGCGCAAACTCAGCCTGAAAATCCTCAAAGGGTGTGATCAAGTGGCCGCTTTTTTTAGTATCCTTTAAGTTGGACAGCTTAGGTTGCGAAATTTGCAAGCGGGGGTCACGCCTGATCAAGTCAGCACCTGTTCGTATGAACCCAGATGTCTTAGCAGCCTCAAGAGCTTGCCGCACCATTCCTTGGTTCACGCTTCCGTGTATTGCGTTCAAAAAAGATTTGGCCAGAGAGTGGTCTTCACTGTCGTCTTTAACAGAACCCTTTGTGGCATAACCAATACGACCGCCGTCCTTTGCGTTACGCATGGCAGCCACAACATCGCTGTGGGTTGTTTCTTCATTGCCAGCCTTGTCCCAGATTGCGTGGTGAGTAAGGTGCTGGCGGAAAGGCTCCAAGCCAGAGTCCATCTTTGGATTTAGTGCTGTTTGGCGGGCTGCAAGTCGGTCGACCGCATCAAATCCAGCGCGGGCCATGGGGCGCTGCGCTTCCCTTGTCGGCATACCAGTTTGAAGGACGACCTGACGCGCATCGAGCGTGGGTTGATCGCCACGGCCAAGCATGGATGCTGCAAAACCAGCTTTTGCAGTGCCAATCCCACGCAATCCGTTTGCAAACTCGCGCCACTCTGCAATAGGGCTGTTGCCTGACAGCGCCCTCTTCACCATGTCAGAAACGGCTTGGTGCTTGTCATGCAAATTATTTGCGGCCCACGGCAAAGCATCCCTTTCGGTATCCAACCCAAACGGTTTCATCACACCTTGCGCATGTTCAACAGCTTCTTGATTGACTTTGCCCATCTCAGCAGCATCAAGGTAGCGTTGCCCCATTGGCGACTTCAGCCACTCGGCCATTGCCCCTTCTGGCCTAATGCTGCCAGTGGCGCTCTGCGGCAATATAAGGCCAGACGCACGTAATTTATCAACGTTCTGGGAACGCCGCTGAATGCTTGCCCGTGTAATGGCGTAGGCCTTGATCAATTCGCGCGGGGAAAGTCCAGTTGTTGCGGCCTTGCGCGCCATTTCGTCCATGTACGCGCCAAAATCTTCAACGTGACTTGGTATCTCGGTCATGCCGCCAAGTTCTTCTTGAACATCTCTCAGCTTGCGCCAATCAAACCCCTGCATCCTCTTGCTTGGCGGATATTGGTACTTAGACACCAAATCCATTGCCTTTTTGATGTCAGCCATGTCACTTCCCCTTGGGTTTGAGCGCATCTATAGCAGACTTACCGTCCTTCGTAAATCCGCGTGTTAAGGCAAGGGCTTTGAACACAAATCCGCCGCCAGCCTTTACGGCGCGCGGCTTTCCGCTGACAAAATCGTACTTGTGGAGGTTGTCTTGAAACGCTTCCACAGGGTACTTGTTGACCTTCTTGCCAGCATCTTGGTCTTCCATCTCCAGTACAGGGACATGGTTGTTGTAGATGCGCTTTCTTTGCGGGAATGACTCCGCACGGCTGACCGAAAATCCCGTTATCTTCATGGGGGTGGGGTTCTTCGAATGCTTGTAAACGAACGTATCGCCAATCTTGAAGTCGTCAAACTCTCCGTTTGAATGGGCCATTTCGTAAGCTTTTTGCGCCTGCTGTTGCCCAGCAGCGATCTTGTCAAAAAGGTTTTGGACTCGATCATCTCCGCCGCCAGAGCCAATATTTCGCAAAGATCGAGCCAGTGAGAGGCTCTCAACATTGCTTCTGCCACTGGTGTCTTGGTTGTCATCGTTCATCGCGCTTCCTCCGTCTGCATAGCCATAACGCTCCTGAGTAAAGGGCTGCGCCCACTCTGGGATGCTGTCCCTGCTGTGAGACGGCCCCCAACCACGGGGGTCACCGACATCAAAGTGCATGTTATTATCGTAAAAGCCAATGCCCCTGAAGCCAGCATTCCACGCCTCATCAGCAAGGCGCAGGCGATCCTCATAGGAAAGACCTGACGTGTCGATGTCGTATGCGTTGCCATGCAGGTGCTGGCTGCCCTTTGCGCCGCCAACCTCTTGGTTCTTCTCTGGGTCGCGGTATGCGCTGACAACGGTGAGTGGTTGCCCCCATGCGTCAGTCAGCTTGCCGTATGCTGCCGCCGCCGCCTCGCTCATGCCTTGAGGCCCGTGGCCCTCCGTGGCGGCGCTGGGCGAGTCCGCTGCCGCATCTGGCTTCTTCTTAAAGCCCTCGACCGTGTCCATCAGGGAGTTCAGGGACTCGCTGAACCTCGCCGCAGGTGCTTGCTGCTGCTGAACTGGTGCGCGCGCAACGGCCAGCCGTGGCACGGTCAAGGATGCCATCGGCACATACCCCATGACGGGGCCACCCGTGGCTTTGGCGACATCGGGGCTGTCCGATGCCATGTCAAAGACGTTTTCTGGGTGCATTGGGCCGTCAACATTCTCAGCGCCATTCCAGTATCTGACCTCGGCCTTGA